TGTTGGATATGTTGAGTCAACGCAAGCAACTGCTGGCGCATACGCTACAGCACCATCTAATATTGCTGGAATGGGAGGGGCAATTGTTCCTCAACCAACTCCAGTAATTACCTCTGGCACTGCTGTTGCGTCTACCAGCGGTACAAGCATTGACTTCACAGGCATCCCAAGCTGGGTGAAGCGAATTACTGTGATGCTAAGTGGTGTGAGTACAAACGGGACGTCAGATTTAATTATTCAATTAGGCACAGGCGCAACACCCACATATACAACAACTGGTTATAGAGGGTCTGCTGTAAAAACTGCCGCGCTACTTTTAGACACTTCGGGGTTTTATATTTCTTCTGGAATATCTGCAACTACTATATTAAATGGTTCAGCTACCCTTTGTTTAATGGATTCAGCAAATAATATTTGGGTAGAAAATGGGGCAATTGGATATTCTGACGGCGCATCAGTTGCCCTTTCTGCTGGCGCTGTAACTTTACCAGCTATTTTAACAAGTGTTCGCATTACTTCTTTTGGCGGTGTAAATACATTCGATGCTGGTTCTATCAACATTTTGTCCGAGGGATAAATCATGAGCACAATACAAGTAAACAAATGACCCAACCTGAGATCACTCACCACTTTTCTGATGGACTGTATGCCAAGGAAGCTAGGTTTCCTGCGGGTACTGCTATCTTGAAGCACACCCATAACTTCAGTCACTTGTCTATATTGGCTGAAGGTAAGGTTGCTGTATTGCGTGGGAATGAGATTGATATTGTGAATGCTCCTGCTTGTATTGAAATTAAGGCTGGCTTGACGCATGGCGTTAAGGCAATAACAGATTGTGTTTGGTTTTGTATTCACGCCACTGACGAGAAAGACCCGTCTAAAGTGGATGAGATTTTGATTAAAGGAGATTGATATGCCAATCGGTGCAGTATTAGGATTTTTAGGGGCGCAAGAACAAGCAGATGCTACTAGAAGTGCGGCTAACATTTCTGCGGCGGCTCAACGTGAAGCGGCACGACAAGCGGCTGAAGCGGCTAAGTTTCGCCCTGTAGGAATTACCTCACGTTATGGTACATCCAACTTTCAGATGTCTCCAGAGGGTTATCTTACTGGTGCTGGTTATAACCTGAGTCCTGACTTAAAAGCCTATCAAGATCGTTTGATGGGTCTTACTGGTGGCGCTTTAACTCAGGCAGAACAAGCACAACAACAGTATGCACCTTTGTCTCAGGCGGCTACAGGACTGTTTGGATTGGGTCAGCAGTATCTTGCACAGAGTCCTGAACAGGTTGCGGCTAAATACATTCAACAGCAACAGGATTTGCTTGCACCTAGCCGTGAGCGTCAGATGGCTCAGTTGCAGAACCAATTGTTTCAACAAGGTCGTGGTGGATTGTCTGTAGGTGCTACAGGGACAAGACCTAGTGGTGCGGCTGGATTGGGTGCTACTACACCTGAGATGGAAGCGTACTACAACGCTATTGCTCAACAGGATGCTCAGTTGGCGGCACAAGCACAGCAAGCTGGTCAACAGAATGTTGCGTTTGGTGCTGGATTGTTTGGAACTGGTGCAGGGATGTTAGGTCAGTATCAAGCTGGTCAGGTAGGCGCATTGAACCCATTTACAACCTATTTAGGTGCTGGTCAAACAATTGAAGAACTTGGACAAGCGCCTTTGAAGTTGGGTGCGGCTTTAGGTGGTCAAGCGGCGGCTTATGGTGCTAATGTTGGTCAGGCATTATTAACTGGTGGTATTAGTGCCGCTAGAGCGCAACAGGCTGGCGCTGGAGGAAGTCCTTTAGGTGGTCTATTACAAGGGGCGGCTGGAGATAAACAGTTTATTCAGGGTCTGCAAAACTACTTTAATCCTCCTTATGTTCAAAATCAAACAGCTTTTAATTATGGACAAACATCTGGCTATTCTGATGGCACACCAGTTACATTGTTTTAAGGAATAATCATGGCAACCTCAGAAATTCTCGGTTTATTTACTACTCCTGAACAGTACCAACTTGCTCAACAGCAAGCACAACAGGCTCAGGCTATGCAATACGCACAGCTTGACCCAAGGTCTCAAGCTAACTATGGTTTCTATCGTGCTGGTCAACAGTTAGGTGGTGCTATTGGCGGTGCTTTGGGTGGTCAAGACCCTATGCTTCAAAAGATTTCACAGCGTCAGCAGTTGATTGGGATGATTGACCCTAGCAACCCTGACACCTATGCTCAAGCCATTCAAGCTGCATTGCAAGGTGGAGATCAAGAAGCTGCTTTCCTGTTACGCAATGAGATGATGAAGGCGAGGCAGCAGGCGCAACAACAGCAGTTGCAAGGTTATAAATTAACTGATTACCTTACCGAGCGTGATGTGGGTATGCAGAATCAAGGTCTTACCAACATGGCTAATCAGTTGGTTGGTCAACTCAAAAACCCTGATGGCACTATCAATGAGGATGTTAAGGCTAAATTGCTTTCATTCCCTCAAGGTCGTACAGCTATATCTGAACAAGCCAAAGTTTTGCCAGCATTGCGTCAACTTGGTGCGGCTGGTGCTGTTGAAGATGACCCATTCAAGATATTTACTCAAGACCCAACAATTCCTGCTAATGTGAAGACTCTTGCAACTCAATATTCAAGCAGTCTTTCTAAAGGAATAATTGACCCTGAGAAGGTTGATTCCAAGGTCAAAGAATTGACTGACATGACTCAACGCATTCAGCAGTTTGACCAAAATCAGGCTCAGATTAAATCTAATCAGGCACTGATGGATAGTTATAAACAGCAAGGTCTTCAAACTTCTCAAGCATATCTTGCAATCGCACAATCTAATAATGCCCTTGCACAAAGACAAGCTGGATTCCAACAACAAATGAAGTTGGATGAAGCGGCTAGGAAACGTGAACAAGATCAACTTAAACAAGAAGAAAAAGCCAACAAACCTCTTAGACCTGACTTGGCTAAAGATGAAGAAGCTGATTACCTTAATGCTGGTGCGGCAAGAAATCTTGCTATTGAGGCAAATGACTATGTAAACAGCATCAAACGTGGTGATATTAAGTTTGGCTTGAAAGATCGTGCATCTATTGCGGCTAGAAGTGCATTGGGTTCAAATGACCCTGATGTAGTGGCTAGAAATGACTTTGAGAGGTTCAAGACTCGTCTTGTCAATGAGTCTTTACGCCTAAATAAAGGTACTCAAACAGAAGGTGATGCCGCAAGATCAATCAAAGAATTGCAAGGCGCTGAATCTGAGGTTGATGCTGCTAAAGCAATTAACACACTGGCTGAACTTAATGCTAGAAAAGTCTCTGATGCACAAAAATCAATTGAAAGACGCAGGGTTAACGCTGGTTCTAGATTGCCTGAAGTTCCAATCGAAACATTGAGATTTGAGCCGCAAACATTTACGCAACAAGATGTTGATTCATTTTTGAAGAATCCAAAGTATCCATCAGGAAGTATTTTTGTTGACCCCAAGGGGACTAGAAGGGTGAAGCCATAATGACTGACTACACAAAATTACCTTTGGCTGAAGGTGAAGCTAGAACTTCAGTATTTCAAGAAAACACTAAATACTCACCACTTGCTGAGTCAGCAAGGGCATTTGGTCAAGGTATGACTTTTGGCACTTTAGATGAACTTGAAGCAGCAGTAAGGACAGGTTCTATTAGCGGTGCTGACTATGAGCGTCAACGAAATCTATTGCGTGAACAGCAAAAGCAGTTTGGTGAAGATATGCCACTAGTTAAGACTCCCTTGGAGTTAGCTGGTGGTTTTGCCCTCCCTTTGGGAGCAGCCCGTCAAGTTGCAAAGTTAGCACCTGAAACGCAAGCATTGGTAACTGGTACAACATTAATGGGTCAGGCGGGTCGTGGCACTGCTGTTGGTGCTACTACTGGTGCTTTATCAGGGTATGGATATTCTGAGAAAGATGCTGTTTCTGACACTGTTATGGGTGGTATTTTTGGCGGTGTTTTGGGCGGTACTGTCCCTATCATTATTGATAAAGCTGGCTCAATCATTAGGAATGTGCTTAACGCATCAGGCATTGGTGACCAAGCAACTGCATCATCCAAGATGCTTGCTAACTATATGCAGAAGGATAATCTGACTCCTCAAGAGGCGTTTGATGCACTCAATGAGTTGCGCCGTATTGGTGTTCCTAATCCCGTTATTGCTGACTTAGGTAAGAACCTGAATGACTTAGCCTATAACGCATACATTGTTCAATCTAAAGCCAAGGGTTCTACAGCTAAGTTCCTTGAGAGTAGATTGATTGACCAACCAAATGACATTGTTCAGGGATTGGTTGAAAAGGCAGGATTGGCTAAGAATGTTAATGGCTATGAGTATTTGACTGCACTTGCTGAGAACCAAGCAAGTAAGGCTAATGCTGCTTATCCAAAAGCCTACAGCCTTGACATTGATGCAAGACCATTCAGAACTTACGTTGAAAGACCAGTATTTGTTAAGGCTTATGAAGAAGCACAAAAACGTGCATCTGTTTATGGTGAGACATTGCCTGAATTGGATGCCATTCGTAATGCCCAATCAGTACCTACAGACATACTTCACCAGATCAAGATGGGTTTAGATCGTGTCGTAGAGAAGGAAACTGATGCTGTAACAGGCAAAGTATCTGGTTATGGTCGTGATGTACTCAAGGTAAAAAATGAGTTCAATGACAAGATCAAATCATTGAATGGTGACTATGCAAAGGCTAATGCTGAATTTGCTGATGCCTCACGCATTAAGAGTTCATTTGAGATGGGTCAGAAGTATCAACAGATTGACCCAAAGGAAGCTGCCGCTAACATTAAGAAGATGAATTCTGATGAAAAGGAAGCATTCAGACTTGGCATGATGGCAGACATTAACAAACGAGTTGGTGACTTTAAAGGTGGTGATTTCTCTCGCCAAGTCTTCAAGTCTGACAATCAGAAGTTGATGGTTCGCTATGCCTTTGATGACCAAAAGGCATATAACGAATTCTCTCAGTACGTTAAGGGTTTGACTGAGCAAAGCAAAACAGCAAAAGCGTTACTTGGTGGGTCTAAAACTGGTGAGCGTTTATCTACACAAGAGGAAGCTAGTGCTTTAGGAAGCATCACGCAAAGTCTTACAAGTGGTGACTTAACTGGTACAGCCTTGGGATTGTTGAAAACTGGTTTAGCCAGATCAAGAGGCATTAGCGGTGAAACATCAGAAGCATTGCAAAAGAAACTGTTTAGTGTTGACCCTATTGAGCAAAGAGCAGTGCTAGAGGAGTTAAATCGCAGAGCAAGGAAGAAACCTACAGGCTTGCTATCTGGTGCTGCTGGTCTTGGAACTGCCACAGGCATCTTAGGAGACTGAAATTGACCCAATCTCTATCTGTCTTCTTGCGGGATCGCTGGTTAGGAGCATTCAATCTTCTGTCGAGCTGTACCAATCTGCTCGTGAGCAGTTTGTCTCAATCAAAAAAACTGTTGACGATGTTGCTGCCATTGGTAAAGAGGTCAAAGGATTTTGGGGTTCATTGCGTAAACTATTTGGCGGTAGTCCCAAGCCTGAAGCTACAAAGTCTGTGGTTCAAGCTAAAAAGTCTGAGTATGTCAATGTTGATGAAACTGAAGTCAAAGCAAAAATCGTAAAGGATTTAAGTGCATTTTTCAAATTACAGGCACAGCTACAGCAGCATATAGAACAGGAAGAACTTAAAGCCAGAACAGTTGTATTTGCTGATGACGTAAATCTAATGGAAGAATCGCTCAACAGGGTTCTTGCCGCACAAGAAATGGAACGGATGGTCGTTCAAATTCGTGAGGTGATGGTATACGGCTCTAAAGATATGGGTGCTTTGTATTCAGAAGTTTTTGCCATGAGAGATGTGATTGCAGCAGAGCAAGACAAAGCAAGGAAGAATCGGGATGCAGAAATATGGCAACGAAAGCAAAAGGAGCGTCTTCTAGCAGAAAAGCAAGTGTATCTAATGGTGACTATCCTCTGCCTCCTATATTTGTGGCTTCTGATAGCGTTCATAAGCAAGATTGGGAAAACGTAGTGGGGTGGATTGCCTGTTGTGTTCTCGTAATATTGTTGTTACCCATAATGGGTATCATTCTGCTAGAAACGCTAGAGGCAAAGCATGAGGTTAAGCAACAGGTCGAGAAGGTTGAGAAACTCAGAAGGCAGATTGAGCAGAAAGAAAGGGAGAAAGAGAAATGAATATTTACTGTATTTGGGGCTTATCTATCCTGTTGGTACTGCTGATGGGTTGTGATGACCGCTACCGTTACAAGTGCCAAGACCCATTGAATTGGAATGAGCCTGATTGCAAACCCCCAATCTGTACCGCTTCTGGTACTTGCCCTGAAATGTTAGTCAAACCCGAACAGGAGAAGAAATGATGGCAACCATTGGATACAAACCTAGTAACCGCCTAAGTGCTGATGAGATTGAAGTCAGAGTATGGGCATTCGTTATCGTGGTCTTGGTGAGCATTCTGTTGGCTTCTATGGGTATGTTTCTCTACTCTGTTTCGTTTGTTCAACAGCCAATGAACGGCAGTATGGCGGCAATTGACAAGGTATATACACAGCAGATCAGCACCATAATGGTCTTCATTACTGGTGTGCTTGGTGGTGTAGCTGGTAGGTCTGGCGTTAAGGCGATAGCCAATGCCAGCGCCAAGGCTGAAGCAATTGACAGCGATGAGCCACCAAAGCCATGAGTTTATTTAACCCTTGGGTGATCCTCGGCATCGTCATGGCGGTGCTGTCATCATTTGGCGGTGGATACTTCAAGGGTGAGCATGATGAGCATACGCGCCAGCAAATCGAGATCGCCGCGCTGAACGCCAAGGCGAGGGAGACTGAGCAGGCGATGGCGCAAGTGGTGCAGACTTATGGGCAGACATTACGAAAGGCGAATGATGTTGCAAAGGTTAAAGAAGCTAAGTTGCGTAGTGATATTGCTAGTGGCGAGCGCAGGCTGTTCATTCCTGTCAAAGCCGCCGAGTGCGCCATATCAGCCACCAGTGATACCGCCACTGCCAGCGGAGATCACAGCGGAACAGCATCAGCCGAACTTGACCGAAAGACTGCTGACGATCTTGTCGCCATCGCAGCCGAGGGAGACACCGCCATCCGCAAGCTCAACGCCTGCATCCAAACCTACGAAACCATGAGGACCACAAAATGAACTTATCAAAAAACTTCAAACTTTCGGAACTAACCAAGTCGGAAACTGCTATACGCATGGACATTGACAATACGCCAAACGAAGAGCAGATCGAATCATTGCGTTTGCTTTGCGAGAACATCCTACAGCCTGTGCGTGACCACTTTGGCAAGCCTGTGAAAATCTCCTCTGGCTTTCGTTGTGCCGAATTAAATTCAAGCCCCGCCGTTGGTGGGTCTAAGACCTCTGACCATTGCAAGGGTCAAGCAGTTGACTTTGAAATTGATGGTCTTCCAAACCCTGAAGTAGCACAATGGATTATGGATAATTTAACGTATAGTCAATTAATCCTTGAATTCTATGTTCAAGGTCAAGTAAATTCAGGGTGGATACACTGCAGCTACAACCCAGAGAAGCTGATTAAGCAAGAACTCACCGCCGTCAAGGTTGCGGGTAAGACTCAGTATCTTCAAGGATTACAGGCTTAATAAGCCGCCTACAGAAGTGTTTAGGGGTGAGGTGTTTGTACAAGATCACCTCACCACACTTCTCACATAACCAAGCTACCCCGTGGTCTACAGTGGTTACCTTGTTTCCACGTTGACCATTCCTTTTGCCGTAAAAGGTTCTTATCTTCCTAATCATTTACTCAATTTAGCCCGTGAATAGACAGTAACTTGTTGCTTTGACTCAAGTCCAATTTTAGCTTGTGCAGCCTGTCCCCATGCCCTACCCTGCGCTATCTGGCGCATCTCCTTATCCCTTGTCCAGATTGAGGGAGTGCCATCTTTCCAATCAAATACAGTCTTAGGCTTATTCATGTACACCCCTCAACTGCCAGCCGAGAATGAAGTAATTCCAACGGGTCTGAATTGTTGGACTTGTATACCTACCTTTGACTTGCGTTAAGTCTGTATAGCCTTTGGCAACCATCATTGCCTCAAAAACTTCTTGTGCTTTTTTCATGTGTTCTTCTCCTCGGCGTAGCCGTTCTTTTGCTTGAGTTTGGCTTCAATGGCTCTAGCAAAGTCTTCTACCCAACCGCCAAACAAAATTCGATATTCGTTAGCAATCGGTTGAAGTTCGTTGTTTGTCAGTCCAACCCATGTGCGCTGTGTGGGGGCGGTGTCATGCGATGTTTGGTCTAGCATCACAGTACGGGCTAATGCTTCACAAGTTGGGCATGGCTTTGGTTCTTTGTATAGCGCAGTCCATCGGTCAGGGTGACGCTCTAAGTCTGCTGGTCGCTTCCCAATTGAAATGCCGCCCTCAATAAAATTGTGTATCCACGCCACAGGCTCTTGCGTCTGTGCTTTGCACTTGTCACAATCGTGGTTTACACAACCGATCAAAGGCTCTTGCTCTTGTGCCATCTCAATGATTTCATCTTGTGTCATTTCTTTGCCTCCTTAATTTCTTTCTGAATGCCTGCACTCATTTGCAGGAACATCCGCATCCACTTCACACCGCCCAAGCGAACATATTCTGCATATTCTGATTGGGTGAGTCTCAACGTGATGGCTTTACCCTGCTCTGTCTTTTCTTTCATGCCTTTAAATTCCTGATGTAGATCGTTAGTGAATCAATCGTATCTTTCCCAAATCCAGTTAGCTTCTCAACCTCTATAGCTACTTCTTCAATGACTTGGTTGCGGTAAGGGTTGGTTGATATGGCTGCTTGTACGGCACGTTTACGCCACAGACTCTGCCTCTCCTTATCGTTGAATTCATCATCTGTCATAGCTTCTCTTTCAAATAAAACTCCATTGCAATGTGGTATGGGTCAAGCGCAGGTAAAGGCTGGTTGTTGAAGAAATAGTATGTTTGCTTGCTTTCATCAACTGAAGTAACGACTACGCCATCAACAACGTGGTGATACCTTGTCTTCTCCTCTCGGATTGCATAGCCCTCTGCCTTTGCCACTGCCAGCTTCAACTCAATGCTTCCAATGGGAACATTGTTCTTGAGGGTGTCGTCTATCCCAATCAATTCAGTCATACCCATACTCCTTGAGTTCATTGATGCGTTTGTAGAGCCTGAAGATTCTCTGCTCGTTGTAGTTCACCAATGCTTGCGAATACTCCACCGAAGTTTCTGCTTGCATCTTGCAATGCTGCGCCTCAATCAGTTCCTTTTCAGCTACCTCTAAAGGTGTTCTTGCTCTGAGTAAATCCTTAACGTACTTGATGGTGAGTTCTCGCCAGTTCATGCTTTCCCCTTCTCTTGATTTGAGTTGCAAGAATGACTCGTTCAATCTTCTTGCACATATAGCGGTTGTCTAGCGTTCTAGTCCACTCGCAATCTGGACACTTCACTACTCGTCTGCTTCCTTGTTTAGTAGGTACAAAACAAACCCGATGCAGACGCAAACCCCCAATGCGAACCCTGAAATCCCCATTACGGCTACCCAGATGATTGTTTCCCACATTGGCTCTCTCCTTTGGTTTGTTGTCTAGCGAATCAAAGTACATCAAAGACACTGCACAGGCAACGGCAATGACAAACTTGATGAGGGTATTCATTTGCTCTCAGCCGCCAACAGGTCGAGTTCAAGGGACTTCATCTGGTCTTTGATGATGGTCATTTCTTGTTCCATCAGTTCAAGTTTCTTCCCAAAACGCTTTCTGGTCATGCTCTCTGCATGGCTCCACCCAATTACAACTGCTTGATTAGCAACCTTGGTGATCAACTCTTTCATGTCAGACCTTGAAAGAATGCCGCCTGCGTAGCAAGCTGGCACAAACTTCTCTGCGAGTTCTGCAATCTCTTTCTCCATGCTCATGCTGTTTCTCCTTGTGGTTGTGGGGTATGCCATGCGGATTGCAGGGCGGTGAAGTTCATAGGCGTGATAGTGACAGTGGATAGGAATAAGCCCTTGCCATGCGTTCTACGCCCCCAATCGTCTGTAGCCTTGGTGTTGGTCAACTCTTTACGCTTAACAGCGTTGTAGACGCTATTAGGTTTGAATCCTGCCTCTACCAACTCATCCATTGTGCGAGGCTCTTGGCAGAAGTCTTGGAGGTCGGTCATGCTTGCCTCACTCTCAGCATATGGTCTGCTACTTTGTAAGCGCTTTCCGCAACATCATCAAAGAAAGCCTCTTTGTCGATTAATGCTTGCATAGCCTTTGCCGCAAAGTAGTCCCGCAAGGTCATGCCTAAATGGTTTTCCTCATAATGTTCGGGGTGAAGGGGAAATGCGTGTGGGTTTCTAATCATGTTGACCACCATGAAGCCAAGAGTACGGCTAGACCGATGCCGATAGCAACGGCGGTGAGAATGTCGGGGATTGTTTCTTTCATGGGGTTGCTCCTTTAAGGTTGAAAGATGGGGCTTGCGCCCCGTTGGGTTGATTAGGCGGCTGCTAACTCTTTAACAGCTTTGGGGCGCTGGATGACAGTCTGCTTGACTCCATTGCGAACACCATGATCTTTAACAGTGGCGGTGATGGTGAGAGTGTCACCCTTGCTACGCACAGTACCCTCTGGAGTCCAAGCAACAGCATCAGAGTTACCTTTGTAGATGACAACATTTTTGTCGGCATCTTCCATAATGTAGATGTAGCTAGTGCCATACGCACCATCTAAAACAACGATATGACCAATGGTGAGGGTAAGGGTCAACTTAGCACCAACTTCACCCAAGTGGGTGCGTGAGGCATTCAAGGCAGCTTCTTTGTCAGCCCACTCAGCTTTACGAGCAGCCTTGGCATCAATGCCTTTAAGGATAGCGGCGCACTGCTTTTCGCTGAGTTTGCCCCATGTATAAAAAGAGTTAGCCATAGAGCCAATAAAGCTATCTTCATAGCCCATAAAGCTACCATGACTGTTATGTATGATGCCAGCGGTCAAAGCACTTTCAATTTCGCCAGCACGATCAGTCTTGGTGCGCCAAGTTTTCTGAGCGTTAGCAATGATGTAGCTTTTAACGGCATTGTGATATGCCACTGGGTTTTCGATAACTGGTGAGAAGTTGTTAGCCATTTTGAATCTCCTGCTTGGTTGTTGATGTTGCCAATCATACAGCGTTTGACTATCTAGTCAACCCCTACCCATTTAATCCCACACACTCCACTAGGGTATTTAATCAGATAGGACTTGACTAATCAATCCAATGTTCCCTAGAATCCTTACCCATGAACACTCCAACCATGCAAACCATTGAAAACATTAAGGAAAAAGCTGAGAAGGCTGGCTACACCATCACCGATGTTGCCCGTCATGCTGGCTTTGACCCCTCTCAGGTATCTCGTTACGCCACTGGTAGAACCATACCATTGGTGACTTCTGTCAGGCGGCTAGAAGAATCGGTAGATTCCCTAATCCAGCAGCGTATTACAGCCTTAAATGGGGGTACAGAATGACCACTACAGTCTTTACACCAAGGCGCAT